CGTCCGGCATACTTCTCACTGAGCTGTTTTTCTGCGCCAATGATAAAGTTAGTCTGTGCGGTGCGCAGTGAATTGATTCTACGGCTCACTGTGATAGTCTGTTTTCTCACTGTGATAGTCACAGGCTCATGATACTCATCAGGCCAGTCAGCCTTGTCATTTTCCCATGTAGACGGGTCGTTGAGTAATACTGGTTTAGTTTTCTTAGGTGCCTTCTTATTTGCTTTAGCCATGTTGATACCTCATATGATAGGTTGTGGAATAGACTTAATGCCTTTCCTTATTAAGTAGCTACCGAGGCGAGCTAACCTATTGTAAACAAAGGGGTTAGGCTGATTCTTCTCCGTTCTGGTAAGAGAAGCCCGCAAGCCCTTTGTTTATAAGCACTTAGGGCATTCGCTGTAACCCCTTTGTTTGCAAGGGTTTAGGCACATTTTAGGCACAGAAATCGGCTAACTCCTTTGTTTACAATGGTTTAAAGGGGATTACCAACCCCATCCAGCCCCCCCCCTACCCCGGGTAGGAGTCCCAGCCACAACGTGTGCTATGATATGATATGGGTTGTCTCCGACAAATTTATTGCATTTTCCCCAAACCCAGTTTTGCCTACATAATGTAGCAAACCCTTTGTTTACTGCCTCATTTTGCATAGATTTCCATAGATTTACACTAGTATTAACAAATTTTAATGTAAAATGTGAATAAAAGAAGAATCCTTTTATGCTGTAAGTGCATCTTACATAGGTTAGCCATAGTTGTTGACATATTTGGATACTATGGTAACATATATGGAATCCGCTATTGCGGAGACTATCCTACATTTAATTGTTCCACCCCCTAGCCCACAGATTGCACGCTTGAATCTAGGCTTAAGCACTTATCCGACCTGATCACAATGGTAACGGGAGTGACGGCTTCCCAGTAATGCAGCCAAACCGCCAGCGGAGTTGACGTGAACGTGCCAACAATCCCCTGTGTGGCCTGTAGAGTGAGTCCTTGGAGGGACGGCACTTACTTTTTTTTGACAAACTCCTATGCGTGGCACGTAGTGCATCATTAAGTCAAAACATTGTCTGGCTTCGCAAGCTACGCCAGACGAACAGCAATCTCATATATTTTTTTCCTTAAATTTGCTTTTTGGTTTTTGCTTCTAAGCTAACCCCTTTGTAGTTCGCCCCGGTGAGGCGGTTTTTCTCACCGGGGCAAGTTTCTTCGGTTTTGACTGTGTTAAAGTGTTGACAAATATGTGTATACGCTGTATCCTTATATGGCTGTACTAACATATATGAGAGGAGTTGGCATTAATGAATATCATCCCAGTTAAGCAAGGTGAAGTCCCAGTGGCGAAATCTCTGTTTGAGGACACGGAGGGTGTGCGCTGGCTTATCCTCACCTCATACCAACACGAAAACATGAACTATGTGACAGCGGTTGAGATCCCAGACGAAGCTGGCACTTACTGTGTCCAGACGGAAGCTGTTGAACTCAAGGAAGTGAAAAAATGAAACTCATCGCTCTCGTTGGGCCAGCTGGATGTGGCAAGAGTACAGTGGCTAAGATATTGTCTCAAGAGTTCTTGTACAAGCGCATCAAGTTTAGTCAGCCGTTGAAGGACATGTTGTTGGCATTAGGTCTGACAGAGGCTCACACGGAGGGTAGTCTTAAAAGCATACCATGTGATCTACTTGGTGGCAAGACTCCACGTTACGCAATGCAGACGTTAGGTACAGAGTGGGCGAGAGACATCATGGGCAAGAATTTCTGGGCTAACATTTGGCGCACACGTGTTCAGAAACACACACGTGGTATTCAGGGGCGTAGTGTAGTCACGGAAGACTGCCGCTTTGAGAACGAGGCGAAGTTAGTGAGAGAGTTGGGTGGTGAGATCTGGGTGATAGAGCGTCCATCATACAGCTACACGGGTCACAGTAGTGAGACTGAGATGTCTGACATTGATGGTGATCTTATTATAAAGAACCAAGGTAACATTGAAGAGTTAAAAGTTATGGTGCGAGGAGTGCTTGGCAGGTGTGAGCCTAGTTGGTATGAAGCAGGCGAGGAAGGTCTGCATAAAGGAATATGTTGAAAGTTGACGGCTTTGACAAAGCTATCATAGGCGAAGTGATATCGTTCAACAGGCCGAATGTGTTGTGCTACAGCATAGGTGGAATTATAGACATTATGGTTAAGCGTGATGGCATGACAGTAGACGAGGCGTATGAGTTTTTTGATTACAACATAGCTGGGGCATACCACGGTGAAGGCACGCCAGTGTTCTTGGCAGACTTGGAGTGGTCAGATGTATAGAGAAGAAACTATACGTGACCTTGATGACATACGTATCCGGTATGAGAATAAGGAGTTGAACAAGTATCAGAAGCAACAGCACGTAGTAATGATATTGAATGAGTTTATTACCAATATTGGTTTCGATGACGTGGCTGAGGCGTTGTGTAGGTGTTCTGATGAACTCTAAGCCGTTGAAGTTTGCGTTAGAGAATGAAGAATTAATCCTTCGCACACTAAATGAAATCAAGACAGCTGTGCAGGAGAACAACAAGATTGAAGGGCACATGGTAGAGATCATGCATGAGACATTGCACACACATGCTGACATTGCGTCTGCAATGATATTTCTCGCAGAGCAATTCGCAGAGAAGTTCCCCACGATAACGGATGAAGACATTAATAGATCAAATTGAATACGAGATCAGGACACTTATTTATTATTGGAAGTGGCGGTTACCACAGCTCTGGCGAATGCTTTTAAGATATTTTAGATGACGCTAATAAAAGTAACTATGACGAAACTCAAAAAGAAGTCTCCATATTTTTATATAGCGTGGACATTTTTTATCAACGGGAAGAAGTACTCTAAGGGGGCGCAGTTCCCGTTTAGTATGTCGTGAAAATACCCCGGCTAAAAACAGGCAGTATCTATCACGTGGTGTGGGAGGATGCATTAGCTCGTACAGATTGGGCAGATGCAGACTACAAGGAGATGTTGGAAGACCCTCCATTAGTACAGCTTGTAGGATTCTATCAGGGACGCAGTAAGCAAGCTATACTGATGGTCTTCCAGAAGGATCACAATGATGGCCCAGTGGTAGGTGAGAGAATTAAGATCCCTGTGGGGATGGTGCATGAGATCAAGGAGCTGACGTTTAAGTGAGTTTTGACAATGATCCAGAAGTTAACAGGTTGCTTGCGAATTTCGTTGACAAAGAAGAGACTGAGCGTAAGTGTTGTGCGAGATGTGGCTACCGCAAGCTTCTAAAAGAGTTCGCTAAGAACAGCAAGAATAGTGATGGCAAGCAGAGCTGGTGTCGATTGTGTGCGAAAGATTATGCAGCAAGTAGACATAGAGATACTATCTCAAGCAAGAAGAGACTTGGCATATGCACACGCAGTGGGTGTTATGAAAAGCTGACATACAAGACAGCATCGCTGTGTATAAAGCATTGGGGTGAGAAGTCATCATGGACAGTGTTTGGTGATACTAAATCGTTTCAGATATTTTTGGATTTGCTGGATCGGCAGGGTTACAAGTGCAACTACTGTGGGGTAGGGTTAGTGATAGGTCTGAACGCTCAGATTGACCATATTTTGCCCAAGATAAACTTCCCCGGCAAGGCTGATGACGCTGGGAATTTACAGATATTATGTAAGTACTGCAACATGGGTAAGCACGACTTGGTTCCAGAAGAGTACTTTAAGCACATTGAAAGGTCATACGATCACCTTAGATTGCTGGGCTGTATAGAAGAAACGCCATAAAGTGCTAAAAGAAAAATCCAAACGACCTGCAAGTGCATCTTATATATCTAATAGGCTTTATTACCCGATGCCAATAGAATTATCTAATTACATACAGCGTATAAAAAAGTTGATCGAAGGTTACTTTACAGGGAGTGTGACGATTCACTTTGCTGAGGGGGTGATCCAAAAAATTGAAACACGAGAGGTAGAGCGCAACCTGTAACTTATAAGATACACAACCTATCAGATTGAACTGACGGTTGGTTTGGTGACGAAACGTATTTCGTTACCAGCCCAGCCGTTTTTTTTTGGAGTAAACATGGCAACTAAAACTAAGAAGGTTAAGTCTAAGAAGGTTAAGTCTAAGAAACATGAACGACCTGAGTGGATGCGGAAGGCTGCTAAGGCTCTTGCCAGAAAGATGAAGAAAGACAGTGAGAAGCGCAAGAATAATAGACCAAATAACAAGGGTGTTGTAAAGACTGGTGGGCGCAAGCCTACCTATAAAGATAAGGATTGAGAATGAGTCAAGAGTTATCAAACAACCAGAGATCAGGCACGCCAGCTGATAATGAGAGCAAGCCGCCAGTGGTACAGCAGACAACTAAGCTGCCAAGCGGTGATAGTGTAAAGAAAGCTCCTAAGCAGCAAGGTATGCCTGCAATAGACAAGCGTGTAAAGGTAGAGCATTTGCTCCCTTTTCTACAGGAGTCTGTCCAGAACTCTGTGGACGCACGCTCAATATGGCAGGATCAGTTAGAGGATTGGTATTTACAGTATCGTGGCATTGTTGATGAGAAGGACTTCCCGTGGGAGGGGTGTTCTAATCTCCACATTCCGATTACAGGGATACTAGTAGATACGTTGGTCAGCAGGATGATCAATCCTATATTCAGTACACAGCCGTTTGTGACGGCTAAAGGGGCTTCGTCAGCTGGTGCAACTCCAGCTATACAGCCCAACGGGGGTCAACCCCCCGTTACAGTTTCGGATCACGACAAGGCTCGTGATGTAGAGAACATGTTGCATTACGTGATGAACCAGCGGATTGGTGTGTACCCTAAAGTACAAGACTGGATCAGAGAATCGTTCATCTATGGACGTGGTGTAATGAAGGTTATATGGCGTAAGGAGATTCGTAAGTACACACGCCATCTCAGTCAGTCGGATGTAATGAAAGACGTACAGGTAGCCCAGCAGGAGGTTCAGTCTGGTGCGCCTACGACAGAGACATTAGAGTTCTTGGATCAGATGGCGTTTTACGCTGACAACCATGATTGGGTTAAACACCCATTTTTGGAGATGCAGCGAGAAGAGGTTGTGTATAACAATCCAGACTGGATGTTTATACCTATTGAAGACTTCATCTACCATCCTCGTGCGTTAGACATACAAAGTTCACCTTATGTAGCCCACCGATTTAGACGTGATATAGACACCCTGCTTAAAGAACAGGACTTGGGTGTGTATACAAACGTAGATTTAATCCCAGCAGGAATAGGTAACGACAGCTCAGAGATTGTCAGCTCACATGGTGAGAAGTTATTAGACGATGTTCAGACGCTGGAAGAGGGCTACGAGAATATATCTCACGAAGCCGCAGAAACATTAGAGGACTTGGAGTTAATAGAGTGGCACGGTAAGTACGACATCGATGGTGATGGGCGTATGGAAGACATCGTAGCTACATTCGCTCCCGGTGCTAACGTCTTGCTTTCCGTGAGAGAGTCTGACTTGATGCATGGCAAAAAACCTTTCGCAGAAATAAAACCCTTCCCCGTCCCCGGCAGATTTGAAGCTCAGGGAGTCCCAGAATTAATCACAGACCTTCAGCAGGAAATAAACGATATTCATAATATGCGTATCGATAGTGGCACGATCACTAACGCTGTCATGTGGTGGTTTGACCCTAACAGTGATATTGATCCTGAGATCCATCGTCCCGGCCCCGGTATGGGATTCCCCGCTGGCCCGAATCAGTTTGGCGTAGTGCAGACAGGTGATGTCAAACACTCAAGCTTTAAGGAGGAAGAACTTGTTCGTAGACTTATTCAAGACCGTATTGGTGTTTCTGATTTTGCGATTGGTAACGATAGCACAGCTGTTGCCAATAAGACTGCGACTGGTATATCTGCAATCGTTAATGAAGGTAACCAACGTCTTGAGATGATGTTGCGAAATATTTCCACTGGTATCAATGAAGCAGTGCTTCAGACGTTCCAGTTGATCCAACAGTTTGGTGATGATGAGGTTTTATTTCGTGCAGTAGAAGATGCATCTGGCACTCTGCACAAAGTAAATGCACGAGATATTGCAGGTCAGTGGGACATCGAACTATCTGCCAACACAGTAAACACAAACAGAATGATTAAGTTGCAGGAGATTCAGCAACAGCTTGAGTTGGCTTTAAGGGCTGGCCCTGAGTATATCGATGTAGCTCCGCTATTGAAAGAGTTCTTTCGTAAGTCAGGATCGAAGCAGACGAATGAGATCGTGCGTAATCAACTTGACACAGTGATGGAACAGGCAACGAAGAATCCAGAGCTTTTAGTAATGTTGAAGCAGAAGGTAGATGAACTAGCCGTGCAGGCTGGAATGACCCCACCTGAAGGACAACCGGGAGCTGAAGGCGCACCCCCTGTACCTCCAGCTCCCCAAGCTTCACCTCAAGGTCAACCCCCAGCAGGTGGGATAGATCTGCAAGGAATCATCCAACAGTTAGGGCCAGTTATACAGCAATTATTTAGCGGTGGTGGTGGTGGGCAACCCCCACAGCAACCGCCACTTCAATAGGAGGATTAGCGTGAGTATAGCAATGATGGTGGCAAGGGCAGCAAGGAAGGCGGCAAGGGAAGCCTTGAAGAAATACAAGGCAGCGCAAAAGGGCAACGCCCCAAAGATTAAGAAGTTGATGAAGAAGAAGGGCAGTGCGAAGGATGTCAAGCCAGTAAGGGGGGAAGGCACTGGTAGGAAAAAGCCAAAGACTACTGTGAGGACTAAAGCCGATATGGTTCGTGACCAATACGGTAAGGATTCTATAAGCGGTAAGGACATGTCGAAGGCAGACAAAGATCAATCGCAAAGGACGAAGAATTTAATGAAGTCGAAAGTGATGCCGAATAAGTCTACACCGAAAGTAGAGAAGGTGCTTAAGAAAGCGAAAGCGAAGGCGAAGAAGAAGAAGAAAAAATAACTATGTTTAAGAAATTCCTTAGAGTACTCAAGCCTTCAGAGGATAAGCGCATTCATCTAGAGAAGCTTGCCAGTGTTATAAACACTCCACATTGGCAGGAAGTACGTGATGAGATGGAGGACTCTTTGATGCGAGAGTACATGAGAATTGAGGAGTGTAAAACATTAGAGGAGTTCATAGCCTGCAAGGCAAATATATCCGCACTTAAGCGGATGGCAGGACTTAATGGACTCGTTGATATTGTCTCAGGTAGACAGTTCAGGGTTCGCCCACCTTATGGGCAGAAAACTAAAGGAGTAAAATAAAATGCCAGATAACAAAACAATCGTAAATCAGGACACGCTTCCTGTTACCCAACCAGATTCG